ACTTCGAAAACTTCTTCTTCGTGTCCTTCTGGCCCGCAACAGGCGGGGCCTTCGGGTTGGATGCCCCATCTGGGGGCGATCCCTTCTTGAACCTGTTCATTGCCATGGCGGCACGCTCCTGACGATGTTACGTCTTACGTCGATGCACTTTCTTCAGTCCACTCGATCGTGCAGTTGATGCGATTGTCAGCGTTCGTCAGGGCAGAACCCAGGCCGTTGATGCCAAGGTACTCCCCAGCCCGAAGGACCATGGATTCGTCGTTGCGGGTCGAGTAGTCACGGACCACTGCGACAGGCGCCGCCCCGGCCGGGAGTGCAAACACTTCCGCGATCGACGTTGTGGTGCCGACGGTCGGGTTCGCCGTGAACGACAGGATCGAGGCAGAAGCCGTCACATCGCTGCTGTCGAACTTGTTGACCGTGCCCGATGCCGAGGTGCCGCCGCTCGCTGCCGTGCTGCGCTTGATCAGCGCAATGTTCAGCTTGCCGGACACCGTGGACGAGAGGTCCATGGCAATCTTCTTGATGCGGATGACCTTGCCGGTTGCGCCCGAGATGTTGAACAACTCAGTCGGCGTGGCTGCCGGTGTGATGGAGGCCGTGGCATACGAATACGTTGCCTTCTGGCTTTCGGTGTCTACCGCCTGAATGCCAGGGGCGCCGGGACTTGACAGAGCCACTCCGCCATTGCCCGAGACCGGGGAGCGGAAGATGCTCAGACCACCGTAGGTGTTGCCACCCTGCGATAAAGCGTTAGACATTTCTCACCTCGAAAAATTACGTTGCACTGGGGTCGTGGATTTGAGGTCCAACGAGGATGTGGGCAGGTTTGTTCGAACGCGGGGCCGGGGCTTTGGACCCCAGCACCCGCTTCGGACGATCGGCGTCACGCTTCGCTTTCTGGGCTGGCGTGGCAAGATCAGGCCGGATCGGGACGTCATCCCTAGAGACAGGCAACACCGTCTTGGCTCGGACTTCCGCACGGGAATCATCAATCATCTGGTCGATCGCTGCGTGATCGGTCAGACGGCCGGTGAAGGGGCGGTTCTTGGCTGCTGCCACCGCGCGGGCGGCATCATCAAGGCTGTCGATGTACTCGCGCGAGCGTACCCGTGCGAGTTCATTCAGCGGCTCCATTTCCTCGTTCGGAATGCCCGTGTACCAGATCTCCTCGCCTTCCACATGAAGGGTGTCATCCTCCAGATAGCAGGCTGAAAGCAGGCGGTAGCGCGGGGTGTTGCTGTCGTTCGGGGTCATCGGTTCCTCGATCCGTTAGGGGTTAAATGACAGAGAAGCCGGACGAATACTGGCCGACATTGTTGTTGTCGCGAGACAGAACAACGCCTGCAAGGATCGTACCAGCCGAGATGGTCTGTGTTCCGCCCGTGTTGTCCACGTCGAGGAACAGACGGTAGTAGGTCGGCAGAGCCACACCGGCCGGAACCGGGGGGATGTCAACCATGAACACCGAGGTGCCCGCGGTTAGCGATGCCGTGGTCAGCGGGGCCGACTGGACATACGTGGTCCAGTTGGTGCTGTCCGTGGATCCCTGGAAGCGCAGGTAGATCGAGGCCGTTGTGTTCGCCGTCGTGACCGAGGTGCCGATAAGGGCTGCGATCTTGGGGATCGCTTCGCCGTCGCCGATGCCGAGGTCGCGCGGGTTCACAAGGTTGATCACGTCGGAACCGAGGCCCGATTCCGTGGTGCCCACAAGGGAAACGAACTCGCCGGAAGTCATGGCGAAGGCGGATCCAGTGTGGAAGAAAAGGCTTTGTACGTCGAAAAGCATGGTGCCGGTCCTTACGTGAGCGTGGCTTCAGTGTTGGTCAACGCATCGACCACACGGATGGGAACGCCGCGGAACTCGACCACTGGCTCACCAGCGTATTCCTTTGGCGTCAGCAGGACGTTCTTGTCGCGGATGGCCTGGATGTCCAGGTACTCGCGAATGGAACGGTTGCAGTAGAAGGCGGGCGCGATGCCGGGTGCTGGCTCGTCCGGGGCGTCCGTCTCGGTGATGCCCGATACGCGCTTGGACATGGTCGGCAGGCGAACCACTGACTTGGACATCAGGGCGAACAGGTCCGGGGGTGTGACGCCCTGGAGACCGACCGTCGTGGTGTCGATGTTGGCGATGCGGGTCACGTAGCGCCAGTCCTTCACAACCAGACCGGCCTTCCACTGGAACCACGAGGTGTAGACGCGGAACGGGTTGTTGTTGGCGTCGTATGCGAAGTTGATGTCGCCACGATCCTCGAACACCAGACCGGCCTTCGATCCCTTCGGGAAGATGCCGAAGCAGGTTTCGTCACCCCAGCCGATCAGCCAGATTGAGGCGTTCGCCGAAGCCGTGCCGCCAGCGTTCAGCACGTTGCGGGCATTGGCTGCCGTAGACGTGGTGACCGTGTTGAAGCGCGGGGCGAAACCCGTGAACTGGGTCGGGGAGGTCGAACTGTTGCCGTAGAAGATGGTGGTTGCCATCTGCTGGGACATGCCTTCAAGGAAGGCGTTGTCTTCCGACATGCGTGTGCCGCCAACGTCGCCGTCAAGCTGCGCAAGGTCAACGTCGATCTGGCTCAAGCCTTCAAGGCTGCCAACACCGTCGGTGATCTGCGCCGTCGTGGACTTTGTGGGGGCGATACCGCCGTACAGCGAACGCCACGTACCGGACGGCAGACCCGTGCGGACGGTGCATTTGTGGCCGGTGGGAAGGTTCGATTCCCTCCAAAGCATGTCCTTGAAGACTTCGTTGCACTGCGAGAGCAGTTCAGCGATGTCATCAATTGAACCATCGGGGCCAACGCGCCGGGACCAGTCAAGTAGTGAGAGATACGCCATTAGGCTGCTCCATTGCTGTGATACCGGCGCTCTTTGCGAGAGGGGACAACCGGTGACTTGGGAACAACCGCGGGTACTGGGCGCCCCTCGCCCAATGCTTTGCCCACGTTTGCAAGAAGGCGGATCAGTGCAGGGTGGTCCCCCGCACCGGTCGTGCCGAGTATGGTACGCAGTTCAGCCCTCTGCGCTTCGTTGCCGCCGAACTGATCAATGATCCGTGTGCAGGCGGCCAATGTGGTCTGCTGTCGGTTTCCACCCAGTTCGGGGTCCGACTTGAATGTGTTGCGCCAGGTCTCGCGCATCTCGGTCCACGCCTGCCGACCCTGCTGGTCGATCTCGGTGGCCACGCGCTGCAACTCTGACAGATGGTAATCAAGGGCCTTCTGGCCGAACTCCTGCGCCTTGCCGTGGTCCAGCTTGGCGTCCACTTCCAGACCGCCGATCAGTTCGTTCAGCTTCGCCAGTTGTTCCGGCGCGGCTTGGACTTCGTCCGGCAGCTTGAACTCATAGGTCGGGGGCGCGATAGGCGCTTCAGGCGGGGCCGCAGGATCCGCAACCGGTGCGTCCGCAGGCTTGGGGTCCGCTGCCGGGTCCGGGGTCTTGACCTCGGGGGCCGGTGCGGGCGCGGGTTCCGGTGCCTTCGCAGGCTCCGGGGTCTCCGTCAGCAACGAGGTGGCCGGGGCCAAGGTAGGTTGCGCCGACGCCGCTGCCGATGAATCAGACGGCGTCGGCGCTGCTACCGGTGCGGGGCTGCTCGCCTCGGTAACGACGGGCGCCGCTGGTGCGGCGGAATCAATAGGGGCTTGGGTGTTGGGGTCGCTCATCGGCCGGATGCCTCGCGGCGCATGGTTGCCAGCATCTCAGGGGATACGGCTTCCAACGATGCCCAAATCTGGATCGCAACAGATCGACGGCCCTCATTGTAGGCCGAAGAATCAGGCTCCCCACGGACAAACGTCGTTCCGAACATCTGGCAACTTTCCAAAATCGAATACACCCAACTGCGTCCGGCTGACGAATTGAGGAGTCCGGCAATCGCGTCACGGTGCTGTTTCTCGCGCCGCTTTGCCGCCAAGTCCCGCTTCTTGACCTGCTCCGGGTCGGACGCATCAAACGGTTCGTTCAACGCCGGGTGTAGGTCATGCTCAACCATGACGGGAGAACTGACACACGCCAGAAGCGTTTCAAGAAAAAAGTGTGTTGGGGTGCAAATAAAACTCAGGGGGCACATGGCCCCCCGGTCTTACATCTCGGCGGGAACGATCGCCGGTATCTGCTGCGCCTGCGCGCTGCCGGGAGGTTTGCACGTCACCTCATGGGTTCCAAGATGGACCATCTGGAACGTCAGGCTCAAGTCGCAGTACAGCTTGATGCCGTTCTTCCGCAGCTTCCGGCAGAAGTTCAGATCCTCGCTGTAGTAGTCCCACCGA